ATGGCAGCCTTCGCTTTCGGCTCTGTCAGGCGGCACGATCCTTGGCTTCAACGTAGTTGAGGCGGAAGACATGCCCGTCATGGCGGCNGACAGCCTGTCGCTGGCCTTCGGTGATTTCCGAGAGGCTTATCAGATCGTGGATCGAATTGGCATCCGCGTTCTTCGCGATGCGCTGACGAACAAGCCCTACGTCGGNTTCTACACGACCAANCGGGTTGGCGGCGACGTCATCAACTTTGAGGCCGTGAAGTTNATGAAGTTTGGNGACTAAGCCAGTTGCGGGCAGCTCACGTTGCCCGCATTTCTCCCCCTCTTGAAGAAGGAAAAGGGCCATGCATGGTCTTTCAAGCAATGTTGAAATCCGCGTCGTGGGGGCTCCTGTCGCAGCCGCCAGCAACACCGACAGCAACTCAAGCATCATCGACATGCAGAACTACGAGTCTGTCATGTTCGTGGCGTCCATTACGGATTCTGTGGCTACGGGCGTCGCAAGCCTGACCATCCAGTCCAGCGACGCGAACAGCGACGGCGCGATGGCCGCTGTCACTGATACGGCGGCAACGGTCACATCTGCGACCAATGACGACGTGAACGGCACTGCGCTGGTCTCCAAAATCTACCATCCAGCAAAGCGCTATGTGCAGGCGACCCGTGCATCCTCGGTCGCGAATATCGCCTTTGGCGATGTGATCGCAATTTTGGTGCCGCGTCAGAAGCCGTCTGTGAATGGGGCCACCGTCTCGGATAGCGCTTCTGCCTTCAACTGACGAGAAGGGGCGGCTTCGGTCGCCCCACTCACCTTGAATTTGAGGCGCTGATGCACGCTCCGGTCCGCACTGTCGCACCCGCCACGACTCCGGTCACACTGGATCAGGTTAAGGCGCACTGTCGCGTCGATAGCACTGACAGCGACGATCTACTGTTAGGCTACCTTGCGGCTGCTGTGGATTATCTTGACGGCTGGACGGGCATTCTAGGCCGCTGCCTTGTGACCCAGACATGGCGGCAGGACTTCGACGCTTTCGAGCGATGCCTGCGCCTGCCACTTTGGCCCGTAGCTTCGATCTCAAGCATCACGTCAAGAAACGTAGCGGGGCAACTCGCGACCGTCAGCAGCGATAACTACGCCTTGAAGACGGATGCATTGGGTAGTTATGTCCGGTTTAAGGACGGCTACTCATTTCCTACTGATCTCAATGAGACGAGCGCGGTCAGCGTAACTTATATAGCTGGCACGGCTGCTGCTGATGTGCCGCCCGCGATCACGAGCGCTCTATTATTGCTCGTCTCGCACTGGAATGAAAACCGGGAAGCTGTGACCAAGGGGGGCATTGCGCAACTGCCGCTCGGCGTTCACGCCTTGATCGCCCCTTATCGCAGGGTAGGGGTCTGACCATGGCGAAGCGCATCAAGTTCGCTGCTGATTTCGACTACCGCATTCCGGGCACCCGCAGCGATGTGGCTTATAAGGCCGGGACGGAATTGCTTGTTCCCGAGGATCATGCGCAGGCGGCAATTGCTGCCGGTAAGGCCCAGCTCTCCGACCCGCAAAAGAAGGCCGCTCGCAAATGAAATACGGGGCCGGTGATCTTCGCGAGCGCATCCGTTTCGACAAGCGCGCGGATCAAGAGGACGGTTACGGCAACACGAAAGACGCATGGGAAGCGCAGTTTACGCGCTCGGCCATGTTCCTGATGAAGCCGGGCTCTGAAAGCGTCCTGTCCGAAAGGCTACAGGGGCGTCAGCCGGTCACGATGATTGTCCGCTTCGACACGCTCACTGCGCTCATCAAATCAGATTGGCGGGCCGTCGATACGCGAACAGGCATCGTTTACGCAATCCGTGCGGCAGAGGACATGGACCGCAAGCGGCAATGGATCAGCATAATTGCTGAGGCTGGAATCGTCGCCTGACACGGCGTCAACCATCTAACCAAGGAGCATCACCATGGCTGATATTACAATCACCGCTGCGAACGTCGTCGCGGGTTCAAACGTAACGACGGAACAGGGCACGGCAGGCGAGACGATTGCAGCCGGAAAGGCCGTGTACAAGTCGTCAACAACGATGAAATACATGCTCGCGGATAACAATTCGGCAACCGCCGAAGCCCGCACCGCGCTTGGCATCGCGCTCAATACGGCGTCGCTCAATCAGCCGCTGATGATCCTGAAATCAGGTGACATCACCATCGGCGCAACGCTCGATCCAGAGGCCCCGGCCTATTATCTCTCCGACACGCCGGGCGGGATTTGTCCGGTTGCTGATGTGGGTGACGGCGAATACTTCTGCCTGATCGGCCTTGCCAAATCCACAAGCGTTCTGGCTGTCCGTATTCAGGCGACGGGCGTCGCTTATACAACGTGAGCAAGAACCGATCCGCTGCACGGTGGGCGCGCGTTATGCGCGCTCTCCCTCAAAAGGCGCAGGCCAGCATCAAGGCGGCTGTCATGGCTGAGGCTGGAAAGCTCGTCGCCTATGCGCAGATCAAGGCGCCCGAGGGGCCTTCCGGCAACCTTCGCAAGTCTATCCGCATCGAAGACCTTGGCCGCTTCTATGTGCGTGTAAGGGCGGGCGGGCCGCTAACGACGGTAGCCACTCGCAGGGGCTGGCTTGGCGGAACCTATGACTACGCGAAGGCGCAGGAATGGGGCACGAAAGATATGCCCGCCAATCCGTATTTTTATAGCACGGCGCGCGCCGCCAACCGCCGACTAAAGCCGATCCTGAGAGAGAAGGTCCGCAACTCGCTGAAGAAGGCATACAACGCCCGTGGCTGATCCGTCGCTCCCACTCCAAAAGGCGGTCCACGACGCCCTGCGCGGCAATGCTGCGTTGGCCTTGCTTGTGGGGAACAGGGTCTATGACCTCCCGCCAAAGAACGCGGCGACGCCGTATGTCACGATAGGCGAAGATGAGATCACAAGTGTTCGGGCCGATTGCTACGACGGGTCTGAGTTCTTTCTGACCATTCACGCATTTGCGACTGAGCCCGGATTTCCACAGGTCAAGCGAATTTCATCTGCCATCCGCGCTGCGCTGGATGGCGCATCACTCACACTCGAAGATTTCCGCCTTGTCGATTTCCTTTTTGACAACGCGCGGCACATCCGTGACCCGGACGGAATCACGTCACACGCTGTTGTCACCTTTCGCGGCTCTGTAGAACCCGAATAAATCCAACTAGGAGCATATACCATGGCAAAGCCGACAACTGCTTCCGGCGCGAAGCTGCTTATTCAAATCGGGAACGGCGCGGACCCGGAAGTGTTTTCCGCCCCGTGCGGATTGAACACGAAGGGCATCAATTTTGCGAAGGAAACGAACGACATCACGGTTCCCGACTGTTCGGACCCGGAAGCCCCGGCGTGGGTGGAGCGCATCGCGACTTCGCTTTCCGCTGGCGTCTCAGGCTCCGGCCTTCTCGCGCAAGAGGCGCTTGCGACATGGCGGGCGTTTTTCCTCGACACGGACGGCAAGAATTGCCGCATGAAGATCGACGGCGCCGGTTGGGGCTATTGGTCCGGGAATTTTATTTGCACGGCGTTCAATGTCACGGGCGAAGACGGCAACAAGATTCAGGTTGAACTCGAATTGCAGTCGAATGGCTCGGTGGATTGGACTGACAACTCGTGAGCGGCAGCGCATCGGTTACTTTGATCTGGGCGGATGGCGAGTATCCATTCCGCCTGCCGATCAAGCAGCTTGAAGAGTTGCAGGACAAGTGCGACGCAGGGCCATCCGAACTCTACAATCGGCTGGAAGATGGCCGCTGGCGCGTGGCTGATCTTCGCGAGACGATCCGCCTCGGCCTTATCGGTGGCGGCATGACGCCTGCCGAAGCCTTCGTGAAGGTGCGGCGCTATGTTGACGAGCGCCCGCTGTTGGAAAGCGTGCCTGTCGCCCGCGCCGTCCTCTTGGCCGCATTGATCGGCGTACCGGAAGACCCGGTGGGAAAAGCGCACGGGGAGGAGACAAACCCGATTCCGGGCGGCTCCGCTTCTCCCAGTTCTACGGCAACGGAGCCGCACTAGGGTTCACGCCTCAGCAGGTCGGTGAAATGTCCCTGTGGCAATTCGCGGCGTGCATCGAAGGCTACAACAAAGCGCAAGGCGGCGAAGACAAGCCGGAGCCAATGAGTTCCGACGAATTTGACGCGATGCTTGAGCGCCATGCCGATTGGCTGGCCTCGCCCTCCACAATGCAATGACAGGTTAACCGATGGCGCGAAATGCGGATGATCTTATTGTCGGTATTGGCGCTGACCTGAAGTCTCTCGAAAGAGAGCTGAAGAAAGCGGGCGTGATAACCGGCAAGGCGGTGGACGATATTGAGGATCGTTTCGCGCGCGCGAATCCCAACATGGCTTGGGCTTCGACCATCGGTAACGTGCTTGGTCGGTTCATTTCCGACGCCGCTTATGGCGTTGTAGAGGCGTTAAAGCAAGCAAACGCTGAGTTGATAAAACTCGGTGATTTGTCAGAGCGCACCGGCATTTCCCTTGCACAATTGGCGCGCTTTGGAGAGGTTTCTAACGGCCTCGGGTTCAAAGATGTCAACGCTCAGCTTGTCATTATGGACACAGCGCTGCGCGAAAGCCAGAATGAAGCCAACAATCTTACGCGGTTCTTCAACCAAAATAAAATAAGCCTGAAAGATACGAACGGCGAACTCATCAATGCGCAAGAGGCATTGATCCGTATTGCCGACGTGTTCAAGTCTGGCGATGTTCTTGGCCGCGAAAAAATGGCCGAATATCTCGGTCTTTCTAAAGACCTGATACCTGTCCTGACGCAAGGAACAGACGAGCTTCGCAATCAATCCAAGCAGATCACGCAAAACGAGCTTGAAATTCAAAACGCTGTTGAAGCCGCCAAGCAGCTTCAGGAGCGATGGGACGCGATTTCTGCGATCATATTCAACAGTGTGACGCCCGCGTTGCAGGGCGTGTTGAGCTTGATCGAGACGATGATTAAAGGCGCTGAGCGCGTCGGCACTGCTTGGGAAAAAATATCAGGCCTGATGCAGATCGCCGCTGGCGGTGGCCCGCCTGGCGTGGCGCTTGGCCCTAACGACCGTATCGGTAACGAATTGCAAGACTACCCCCGTATGGGGGAGGGGATTTACCGTGCTGGCCGCATTGGCGGAACGCCAAGGAAGCCGTGGGAAGGGCCAGAAAAGCCGAAATCTGGCGGCGGCAATAGGCTGAGTGACGCGGACCGCGACTATAACCGGATTGTCGATTACATTCTTCAATTAGAAAAAGCTGGGCGCATTCTTCAAGCAGAAGTTGACTCCATCGGCAAATCAAATGCCGAGCGCATGAAAGCTATTGAACTTGCACGCATCGGAACGGTGACAGACGAAGAGCAACTTCGTTTAATCGGGGAGCAGGTCACCAAGAATGAAGAGCTTAGAAAGAAGCTCAAGGAAGTTAAGGACGCGCGGCAAGGCGTGTTCGACGCTGCCAGCTTCGCAGGAAATCAATTCCTTGATGTTCTTGATGGGTTGATCGACGGCACGAAGTCCCTCGAAGAGTCTTTGCAGGGCGTCATCAGGGCGCTGATAAAGGCCGCTCTACAGGCGGCAATCCTTGGCTCTGGGCCGCTTGCGGGCTTGTTCGGGACAAAGGGTGTTGACGGCGCTCCGGGCGGCTTGGTTGGGGCTGCGCTTGGCGCGTTCCTGCCGGGCAGGGCAAGCGGCGGTCCCGTCAACAAAAACCGCCCCTACATGGTTGGTGAGCGCGGGCGGGAATTGTTCGTGCCACAAACGCCGGGCCGGATCATCCCGAACAGCGCCATGCGTGGCGGCGGCATGACGTTCTCGCCATCCTATTCGATTGACGCGCGCGGCTCGCAAATGGGCGAAGCGCAGTTCCGGGCGATCCTTGCTGAGAACAATCGCGTGATGATCCGCAATCTGCCGCAAGCGTTCGCGGCGCAGCAGAGGCGCTTCGTCTAATGGGCTATTTTCCCGACACGATAGCAGCCTCTTTGGCAGGCCGCGTCGTGCGATGCAGCTATCTCGTGCACCTCGACTTCGCAACCAATCCGCAACGGCTTTGGCTGGGGCTGGGGCTGCTTTCAGCAGGCGGGCATGAATGGTCAGGCATTGGCGAACTGGCGTCCATCAGCGGGCTTGAGAGCGCTATAGGCGGCACGGCTCCGGTCGTGACGTTCGGATTGTCAGGCGTTGATCCTTCGATCCTTGGCGCGGCGCTCGCCACGTCGGACGAGGTGAAGGGCCGGGACGCTACGATCTTTCTGCAATTCTTCGATGAAGACGCGCAGACGCTTGATAACCCCTATGCGATTTGGGCGGGCGTCATGGACGTCATGCGCGCACGCAGCGAAGGGACGGAGACGCGCACGGTGGAGCTCACAGCGGAAACGCTATTCACGCGCCGGGCCTCTCCACCTTGGGGCTATCTGTCCGACCGCGATCAGAGGCGGCTCTTCCCCGGCGACAGGGGCCTCGAAGAAATGGCGTCGATGGCGAACAAGAACGCCGAATGGCCGGTGTTCACATGACAATAGGAGTCGAGACGATGCGCGCTATGCCAAATGACAGGGATGAAGTAGAATGGCTAACATTGGAAACAATGAGCGCTCTGAGCGGCATCGATCTATCTAATGCAGAGAACCGCGAGATAATTGACGAGTGCGTTTACTTGTCTGTTACTTTCAGTGTCGAAGCGGCCAACGCTCATCTGATGCAATGGGCCGATAAACTCCGCGCAAAGACGGAGGGCGAAGCGCAAGTCGCGCAAATCCTAGCCATCATCGAAGCGCAATCACGCGCCATGGTTCGCAATTTACCAAGGCTGCTCGCCGCGCACCGCCGTCAGTTCGACTGACTTCCACATGAAACTCTCCGATCATCTCACCACGGCTGGCGTCATGCCTTTCGAGTATGGCGCTGCCGATTGCTGCACGTTCGCCTGTGATTGGGTTCTCGCGATCCGTGGCGTTGATCCTATGGCGTCATGGCGGAGCCAGTACACGACGCTTGCAGGCGCGCAGCGGCGCATGATCGAGCGCGGCGGCATGATCGAATGCGTCTCCGCTGAAATGGAAGCGGCGGGCTTGAAGGAAACCATATTCCCGCAGCCCGGCGATGTGGGCCTCGTTCGTCAGGTCCACGAAGGAAAAGAGCAAACCATGCTCGCGATCAAAACGGCGCGCGGTTGGGCCTGCAAGGCAGAGCGCGGGCTTGTCGTGGCGCCTCTCGAAATGGTCAGGGCGTGGCGGGTATGATTGTCCTTCTCGCGCTGCTGTATCTGCTGGCTTGGATGTCGGCGGCGCAGGCTGTCCCTGCTATTGCGGCGGTTCTGACTGCTGTTGGCGTGACGGGCGGCATCACGATTGGCGCAACCACGATTACATATGCGTCCATCGTCGCGACTGCGATTGTCACCGCGGCGTCTATTGGACTATCTATCCTGCTTGCGCCAAGAGCGGACGGCTCCGGCAAGTCTCAGATCACGGTCAAAGAAGCCCGCCCGCCGCGCCGCCGCATTGTAGGGCGGGACAAACTGGCGGGCGCGCACGCGGCTCTTGAGCATAATTTTCGCTATGTGGCGAAGGCTCTTGTCCACTGCGAAGGGCCGGTCCACGCAATTGAGGAAATCTGGCTCAACGACAAGCCGATCACATTGGCCGGGTCCAGCCCGAACGCGGTTTCGACGCTGCCTTGGGGGCCTTTCGTCATCATCGAAACGAAGACCGGCACAACGACGCAGGCGGCTTCCAGCATCCTCATGGGGACGTATGACGCTTACGGCGACTTCTCTGCGAATTGGAGTTCGGCGCATCAACTCAAGGGCCTTTGTTATACGGTTATCCGTTGCCAGTCACCGACGAGCCCGGAGCAATTCAGCAGGCGCTTTCCGAACGGCTTCCCCGAGGTGCGGATCGTCGCAACGATGGCCGTGTTTGATCCGCGCGATGACTCGACCGGGTTCAGCCTCAATCCCTCGCTTTGGATCAGGGACTATCTGACGAGTTCGCGCGGCATGGCTATCTCGCCCGCGCGCATAGACGACGCATCGTTCGAAGCCTTCGCTGATGTGTGCGACGAGGCTATCCCCCTGAAAGCGGGCGGGACGGAGCCGCGCTATCAGATCAGCGGTTCCTATGACCTGACCGAAGAGCCGCGCGAAGTGCTGCGCCGCCATTTGCAGACGTGTGACGCTGAACTCTACATGACGCCGGAGGGCAAGGTCGCAATTCGGGGCGGCGTTTGGGAAGAGCCTACCGTCACCATTACCGAAGAGCATATCAGGTCATACTCCTACGAGCAGGGCAACGACAAACTCGCCGCGTTCAATCGCATCATCCTGTCGTATAAATCCCCCGATCACGATTTTCAGATCACTGAGACGGAAGAGTGGGACGATGAAGAGTCGCAAACACTTTCCGGCGAGGTCAAGACGCAAGACCTGACGCTTTCGATGGTCCCGTCGCACGGTCAGGCGCGCAGGCTCGCCAAGATCACGATGGCGAAGGGCAACCCGCGCCACAAGTTGACGCTGCAAACCAACATGTACGGGCTGCACGCATTGGGGGAACGCATCATCCGCGTCGTGCTGCCCGAGATCAATGTTGATGATACTTTCTACGTCCTGAAACATGAGATCATCATTGCGGAGCCGCAGGGCTGTTTGATCGAACTCGCCTCAATCGACGCTTCCGCCTACGCATTGGATGCGAACGCGGAAGAGGGGACCGCCCCGCCGATTCCGAAGGGGCTATCCAGCCCGGTTGATTATTCATCGCCCCCGCTGCCGACGGGTCTCGCGCTTGAATTGCAGCGCACGGAAATCAGCCCCGGCGTGTTCGTGCTGCGCATATTGGCTGAGGTTGATGAGCCAACCGGATCGTGGCCCACGCAATTCGAATACCGCATTGAAGGCGTCGGCTCTTGGCTCATCATGCCGGAGAACCCGACTGATATAACCGCCGTCTCTGACATTCTCAGCGATGGCGCAACCTACGAAGTCCGCGCTGCGCATGTCGGAACGGGCGGAACGCCTGGATTATACACGGCTGCTGAAACCATTGAAGCCGTAAGCGACGAAACCCCGCCGGATGCGCCAACTGATCTTGATGTGACGCCGGGCACGGGCTTTGCGACTCTCGAATGGCTCAATCCAAACAGCGGCAATTATTACGCCACGCGCCTTTATCGCGGCACGACGGCAACCTTTGGCGATGCGACGTTGATCGCAACCCGCTACGGCGCGGCCAATGCGCTTGATGTGTACGTCGATACGGTTGCGGCGGGAACCTATTACTGGTGGGCCGTGGCGATCAATGGCTCTGGCGTTGCTTCGACNGAGGCCGGGCCAGTTACAGACACGGTGACTTGATGATCGTTTGGCCTGCACTTCTCACGCCGCGNNNNATCAGGTTCANGATTGACGCGCGCTCCCGGTCGGGTGGCGTTTCGCTCGTCGGGGTTGAACAGATCATCGCGTCCAGCGGCGGCGTCTGGCGTGCAACGCTTGGCGGCATCCCGGTTGTCACGCAGGCAAAGCGCCTCGCATGGCGGGCGTTAGAGGCTCAGATACAGGGCCGGGCGAATGAAGTTCTGGTCCCCGTGTTCTGCCTCGATCAGCCGGTCATGATCGACGGAATTACGCACAGCGACGATACACTGTTCTCAGACGCAAGCGGATATTCGCAGGGCGCAGTGACGGCGGTGTTTGCATCCGCTGCCGCATTGCGCGCGACTGAAATCACGCTCACGGTTTTGGGCGGGACGGTCCAGCCGGGGCAATACTTCTCAGTTGGGCAGGGACGGCTTTATCTCATCGGCTCGCTTGTCTCGACGGCGGGCGATGACTCCACATTCCAGATTTGGCCTCCCTTGCGTGAAGCCGTTCTGATTGGCGCGGATGCAAACTTCGCATCTCCGCAGTGCCGGATGCGCCTCGCATCTGACGACGCCATGAGCGCCGAGTTTGATCTAGGCCGCTTCGCGTCTCCCTCAGTTGAATTTATCGAAGCCCTCTAAGGGGAAATCAGAAAATGACCACCACTGAACTGCTCGCGCTGTTTCGCGCCGCTTATCGCGATTATGTGACCGATGGCGTTCCGGGTACAGGCTCACATGAACCCATAAAGCTTGAAATTCGCGATGCGTTTGCGTCGATGATTACCTTCATCGAAGGGCTCATCACGTCATCAGGGTCCGGCGCATTGGTGTTTGCAACGAAAGCGGCTATGGACGCCAGCCTTGCGCACGCCGCCAATATTCAGGCGTGGGTTCTGACCGACGCGACGGCAGCAAATAACGGCATTTACAAGAAGCTTCTGGGGTCCGGACTTGGTTCTTGGGAGAAGCAATCTGATTTTTCTTTCCAGCCTGCGGTGGACACGGCGGAGGCGGCGGCGATTGCTGCTGTTGTGTCGCAACAAGCTACATCAATCGCCGCAGTTGCTGCCGCTGTTATAGGCACGTCCACAACCTCCGTCGCAATCGGGACCGGCTCCAAATCGTTCACGACGCAGGCCGGAAAGCCCTTCGCTGTCGGGCAGCGCCTGCGCGTCGCCAACGATGGCGCGAACTGGATGGAGGGTCCGGTCAGCGCCTACGATTCAGGAACCGGCGCTCTCGACCTGACCGTTGATGTTGTCGGCGGCACAGGCACGTTCGCTGCTTGGAACATCGTCACGGCGGGCAATCCCGGCGTGCAGGGCATTCAGGGCGATGTGAGCGTGGCACAACTTCACGGCACGATCACGTATCAGACTGGCCTGCGCAATATCTTCGACAAATCGACTGTAGGGACTGGCCTTCTGAAGACCAACCAGACCGCAGACGCGGGCTCAACGTGGCGCTATTCGGCTTACATGCCGGTGATTCCAAGCGGAACGATCACCTTCTCGCATACAAGCACGGCATCGAGCCCGACTTACGGCGTGCACTTCTACACGCTGGCAGGCGCGTTTGTGTCGTCAGCATCAGCGCCAACCGCGAACACGCCAATCTCTGTCCCGGCGACGGCGCACTATGCGCGCTTCACGATGAAGGACTTCCAGATCGACTACATGATGGTCGTGCAGGGCAGCACGTTGCCAAGTGATTACATCCCCTATGGCATCCCGACCGTCTCGGCTAGGCATACGCAGATCACCAACATTGCGCGGGCGCTTCGCCGCTCGGGTGAAAACGTATTCACCGCAACCGACCGGACATCAGGCAACCAGGTTGACAGCACAACCGGGGCGCTGAGTACGGCTGTCGGGAACAACAACGCATCCACTTACTTGCCGGTCAATGGCTTGACCAACGTAACGATGGGCGAAGCGTCATATGTGACCGTCTCTTCTCCCTACGGAATAGCGTTCTTCGATGCGAACAAGACCTATATCTCTGGCGTTGCTGCGCCGTGGACAGCCGGACAGGTCATCGCGGTCCCGGCGGGCGCCTACTATATGCGCGTCACGGTGCATAACATCCAACTGACCACGTTCTACATCCTCGAGGGGTCGGTTTCACCGGGCTTTCGCATCGCGGCTCAACCGGCATTTGTTGCCGACACTAGGCCGTGGCACGGGCATAGCGTCGTCCTACAAGGCGACAGCCTCTTCACCAACGACTGGAATTGGTACGATGAGGTTTTCGCCTATCACGGACTGACACTTGCCAAGAACGCATCACGCGGTGGGCGCTTCTGGGTTGCCGGGAAAATGTTGTACGACGCCGACGACACGACGCCGCTTGTGTCCGGCGACTTCACTGGCGTGGACCTGTGCATCGTAGGCGCGGGCACGAATGACGCAGCGAGCGCCCTTGGCACATCTGCGGACGCCGCTGGTGATGCCACGGTGTGCGGACAGGCAAAGCTGTTCATCGAGACGGTGCTAGGCTGGAATAAGTACACTCGGCTTGTGGTCGCAACGCCGCACGGCAGACAGGCCGACTTTGTGAGCTATCGCCCTATCGCTGTTGCGCTGCGTGAAGTCGCCGCATTGTACGGCTGTCCAGTGCTCGACTTTAACGCAATGGGCGGCCTGAATTCGGTGACGGCTTCGACCTTCCTCGCGGACGGCACGCACCCTAACACAGCGGGCAAGCTTGCGTGCTGGACAAACCCTGCGAAGGGCTTCCTGCACACGATATTCCCGATGACCTAGCGGATCATCCAGTCCTTCACTTCGTCAGGCGTACGCGGCGGGTCGCCAAGCTTTCTAAAGCTACGGCGCAGGCGATTCCATAGGCGACGAAGGTAACTCATTCCGGGACTATGGCCCCGGCATCCCTGAAAATCAACGGGGCCTCCATGCTCAAGGCTATCCCGCTCATTCTCGCCGGGCTGCTGGCGCTCGCCATCGCGGCCATAGGGCTTGGCCCGCTCATCATCATCGCAATCATTTTCTCGAACCAATAGGAGGCTGCCAATGGATTTCACTGGCACTGGCAAACGGCTTGCCGCAAATGACAT